AATGAGAGAAAACGGGTATCAAGCCACTGATGAATTAACAGGAGACATCAGTTACCAATACTTAGGATTTTTCAAATCCATGGATGGCCAACTGGCAGATGTTAAATCAACGAACGATCTTGAGATATTTCAAGAGATCGAGTCAGATGAAAGAAAAGAACGGAAGAAAGTAGTTCAAAGGATTGTAGCTGAATCACAGGTGAGAATGCTGACTGATGTTGAAAAAACTGAACTTAGGAATTACACAGATGAGTTTCTTGATGAAATTATCGTAGAAATGGCGATCGTTTTTTCTATTTTGAAGATTTTGAACGTCACTATCCAAGAGGCTATTAAAGAGAGAATGCCTCACTGGATCAAAAAAAGATATATGAGGGGGTAACCACAATGAAAATATCTCAGATGAAGAATGTTGTACCACTTGAAAGAAGAAATGAAGTGTTAGAGGTTGAGTGGAAGAAAGCAAAAGAAATCGCTGATTATCTTGGTATTTCAAGACCAACGTTATCTAAATTAACACATAGGGATGTTGATCCGATTCCTTTTTCAAAACTTAGCGGGATTCTTCAATATGATCTGCAAAAGGTTAAGGAATGGGAAGAACGTAATAGAACTTTTAACTATAAGGAGGCGTAATTATGAAACGTTCAATTAAAGACACTTTGACCGTAACTGTACTTTTGTTTTTTGTAGTAGCTTTCACAGCAATCCACATTGCAGCAGGACTAGTATTAGTTTTCTTATGGGGCTTCGCTAATGTTGTTTATGATTTAGCTGCTAAAGATTACCAAGACAAAGAAAAAAGACTTGCTAGCCGTCCAAAGCAATAGCAAGTCCATCAAATATTTGGATAAAAATCTTTGTCTCCATTTTAAAACAGAAAAGGGGAAAACACAATGCCAACAAACGAATTGACCACAGAAATGAAGGTAGGGGTTATTTTTAACCCTTCTACTATAGAAATCCAAAACGAAGAGAATCTGCAGCAGTATGTTGATGAAAAAGTAGCCTTTTATGGATCGTTAGTTTTCAGTGAGGAGAATATGGCTGAAGCAAAGCAGTCCAGAACTGAGCTTAACAAAATTAAAAATATGTTAGATGATGAACGGAAAAAAGTCAAAAGTGAATTTCAAAAACCTTTGACGGAATTCGAACGAAAAATCAAGAAATATACTAGTCAGCTTGCACTTGTGATAGATGGAATCAAGCAAGATATTGATTC